GTTAAAAATCTCGACTCGTTTCAAAAAAGTTACGGCCCTAAAGCTATTCAAAAATATGTCGGAATTATTGATGGTAGAGTTTCTGACATAGAAAAAAGACTTGCTGGAGCAACAACACAAGAAGAAAAAGACGCTTACTCTTTGCTGCAAAGATTTCAAAATACTTTTAACAAATCAGCTTTTGAACAATCTGGCAAAGCGGTTACTTTGCCGGAAATGCAAAGGCTTGTTGCCGCTCTTGGAAATATCAAGAGCAAAAACTTTGCAAACGATGTTAGAAATTTTGCAAAAATGTCTGCCGAAGACTTTTACAAAACAATTCGTTCTTTCAAAGATCAGTATCGAATTCGGCCTGAGCAGGTTAGGTTGGCCAACGAGCTTGTTGATCAGTTCAAGCTGCCGCTCACACCGTTCGGTCAGCAGCGTCAGACCGCACCTGCGGCTTCTGTTGGTGGTGGAGGAGGAATTAAAATCGAGTCCGTTGAAGTCATCCCGTAATACATTATGCCAAAATTTGCTGTAACGGTTAACGACAACGGTGTTCGCAAGCGCGTTGTCCTTGATTCTGCCACCGAACCAACTGAGGCGGACGTTCTTTCTGCTTTGCGAGGATCTACTGCTGAACCTTCGCCTCAACCTCCCGCCACGATTGCCGAGATGCGTCGTCGAGAGGAGCAGGGAATGGTTGCTGCGTTGCCTGAAGCTCAGGCTGCGGTTGCTGTCGGATCGACCGCTCAGTTGAATCGGGCGGTTCAGGATGCAGGTAAGGTTGGCAGAATGGAGAGTTTCGTCGGCACGATGGGACAAATGGCCGAGCCAACTGGAATGCTTGCTCCGTTTGAGGGTGGAAGGCTTCAGCGGTCTGGCGAGTTCACCCCAATGGGTGCCGCTGAGGCTGGTGGCTATCGCCGTGGATTTGCAACTGGACTTCCTATTTCGGCATCTCTTATTTCTGCACCGTTTATTGCCGGAATGGGTATTGGTGCCGGATTGTTAACTGAAGCTGGTGTTAACCTTGCGGCGGCAGGTTTGGGGCAGACTGTATCTCCAGAACCGTATCGACCAGGGGAAATGTTTGCTCAGGCGATTCCCGGTGTTCCGGTGGCTCAGCAGGCCAGAAAATTCACACAGTTTACAAAAGAAGCTGGAAGCGGGGCTTTAACCTCTGGGCTTCAAGCTGGCCTTGAAACCTTAGATGAAGACTCCGCTGATTTGTCTAATGTTCTTTTCAGAACTGGGCTTGGAGGATTTCTAAGCCCAGCTTTCAGTGGGTTTGCACGGGGTAGCGGTGCTTTGGCCAGAAGTGGTCTTAATGCGAGAGAATGGGCCGCTGAGCTGCAACGTCCGTTTACGCAGCAATTCATTAAGGATCGACAAGAAGATATCAGTCGGCAAATGGTCGAACAGGGGTCGGTCGGGATTTTTGACAGATTTTCCGGCGATCTTGCTCGCACTCTTTACTCTCCAAATTCAGGGCTAAACCCACAGCAGTTTCAGGAGCAGATTAAAAATGTAGTAGCCCAGTCGATGAACACCTTTGGTTCGTCTGGATTGACTGGCCAAGACCTTTCTTACGCAATCAAAACCGAACTCCAAAAATCGATAGCGATTCCAGATGAGCAGGCCAACAAGGTGGCCAACGATGCAATCGACGCCTTTGTTGGAGAATCTGAAGCTCTTCGCAATCGAATCACAAATTTGCGTGATGTTCGCAATGCTTCGCGTGATGCACGTTTGACCGATGCGCTTCGAGCGTTAGAAGGTCGGGCGAGCGTTGAGTCTCAGGGATATCGAGATAAAATTGATCAGCTTCAAAAACAGCGCGAGTCGCTGCCGGTAGAGTCTGTCGAGAGACAACGAATCGACGCTCAAGTCGCTGATCTAAACCAGCAGATTGCCAGCATTGAGGCAGGCCGCGCTGCTGGATATGGCCCTACCGGCGGAATCACCAAAGAATCGCTGGGCCTTAAGACGCAGCAGATTGCTCAAGAGGAGCTTGATAAGTTCAAAAAAGATCGAAATGAGGGTTATGCAAAGATCGACCCTGATCTTGAAAACACAAAATTAACAGTCACCGAAATGTCTCCAACCGGAGAAGAGGTGACAAAAGAGTACACGGTAAATCAACTGCGTCAGAAACGCACAAATATTCTTCGAAAAATCAATTTTGGAAAGCCTGTTCAAAAAGCTGATTATTCAGTTTTTGAAGATCTTGATCAAATTAACTCACAGCTTGATGAGGCTTTAGCGTCCAACCCTGCACTTAAAACAGCTTTGCAGCAGGAAAACGCTGCGTATCGAGAAGGCATTTCCAGATTCAAAGGTTTTTTTGCTGACAAAATTTTACGAGAGGCTGGCGAGCAAGGTGGAATGCCGGGAATCGTTGGAACCATTGCTGGCGCAACTGGACCTCAAAATCTGAGGCTCCTGAAAAACCTCCTCGGAACTCGATATGACGAGATAAAACCGGATTTGAGGCAGTTTGTTTTCATTCAGTCACGCGGTGAAAATCCGAACGATTTCCTCAAAGCGATTACCGCTGGAAACAGCGGAAAAGCGACTGGGCTTCAAAAAGAAGTGATTGACGAATTGTTTCCAGATATTTCCGAAATAACCGATGTTGCCTCAAAGTACAGCTCATTGGTCAACCAGAAGGCATCTCTTGAAAAACAAGCGGACGATATTAAAGGCCAAATCGACACATTAAGAAAAGATGTCGATAACAACATCTCTGGAGCGCAGTCAAAACTTGACGCAGCAATCAAGCAGGAAGGCGACATCGCAAACCAGAAGGCAGTTCTTAAGGCAGTTAACATAACATCAAGGGAGCAGCGAATCATTGATTCTCTTGCGGCCATTGAGGCTAAAGTTCGAGATGCTCGCGCTAAAAACGTCGATGTTCTGGACACCATAAAGCTGGACGACGTAATAAGGAACATCGAGACGCAAGGCGGAAAACCGCTTTACAAAGCTCTCGAAGAAGCCGTCGTAACAAGCAGTAATGCGCGTGGTAGATTTAACGCGGCGGTTAAAAAAGCGTTGGAACCGGGAGGTCAGCTTGAAAGTTTTGAACCTTCCAGCCTGATTGATTTCTTGGTTGCCAAGGAGGGTGAATCTCTCAACTACCGCAGCAAGCAGTTCCTAAAGGCTGTTGGCCAATCAAGACCCGACCTGATCGGTGATGCTCAAAACATTTTGGTTGGACGCATCATTGCCGAGTCGGTTGACGGAAACAAAATCAACACGGCAAAGATCAAAGATCTTGTCGGAACAAGCGAAGCTCCCGGCAAATACTTTGGAATAACCAAAGGATTGTTTGGAGACGATGGAGTCTCTCGCATCACGAAAATCGCTAGTCAGTTGGAACAGGTTTCCGATCTTGGAAAACCCAGCGTTTTCAGGGAAATAGTTTTGCCAGCTTTAAGTGGATACGTTGGTTTTCAGGCTGCTGGTCCGATGGGTGCATTGACTGGCCTTGGTGGATACGCTGCATACCGGCAGTTTGGAAAAGGAATTAGCGATGCAACCGCTGCTGCTGTTGGCCGTGTCGTGAAGACTCCTGAATACCTCAACATTGTTTCAAAGCCGATTGACCAAGCCACGCAAGCGCAAATGAACCGTTTCGAGCGTCTTTGGCCTAGAGTTTTGAAGATGGAAATAGATCGGTATCAGATGATTCAGGAGGATCTTGAGAAATGAAAACCTCCCTCTCCAAGAAGAAAGGTAATCGATACCAGGGCAAGAAGGTGACGCTCAACAAGCCGTTCTACACGCCGGGAGAGCGGAAGAAGAGTGCTGTCTACGTCAAGAATCCTGCTGGCAAGGTCATCAAGGTTCGCTTCGGCGACCCGAACATGGAAATCAAGCGCGACAATCCTGAGCGTCGTAAGAACTTCCGCGCGCGGCATAACTGCGCGGAGGCTAAGGACAAGACGACGCCCAAATTCTGGTCCTGCAAGGCTTGGTAATTTTGTAGTTAAAACTCATTCTAACTGATATGGACAAGATGAAACTTGGTGGTGGCGGACGGTACGAGAAGCTCGTTGGCGAGCTTGAGAAGAAAGGCGTCAAAGATCCGGGTGCTTTGGCAGCTGCAATCGGACGCAAAAAATACGGTGCAAAACGCTTCCAATCGCTCGCCGCCAAAGGCCGTCGCCGCGCTGAGCGTGAGAAGGAAAGCTAACGCCCCCTAGAGCGTCCGCCCCACGGCTTCTTCGTCGTAGCCGCCGCCTTATCGACTACAAACTGCTCAGGCGGTGCGTAGTCCCAAGAGATGGTTCCGACTCCTCGTTGAATGACGATGGAGCCGGTTTTGTTTCCGTTCTTGTCCTTCAGTCCTGACCTGTCTCCGCGCTTGGCCATTCCGAGCATGAAGCGTCGCGGCTGATTGAATCCAACCTCCTTCAGGACAATCACCTCTCTCGCCCAGTTCGTTAGGTCGGAGCTTCCGAATCCTGAGTAGGCCATGTCTGCCACGCTCTCCGGTTTTTCGTCCTTACCCTTCGGCTTGGGGAAGTGATGAACCAATACGATGACGACTCCTGTCTCCATCATAATCGGCTGGAGCAGATGCCGCGTGAAGTTCGCGCAGACCTCGATGTCCGATGGATTGCCGCCAATGTAGGAGAGCAGAGGGTCGATATAGACAATGTCTACTTTCGTTTTTCGAATAAGACGACGCAGCATGGTCGTGAACTCCACGCCGGTTCGAACTGCCTCGCGGAAGAACAGCATGTCCGCACGGCGCAATCCGTTCTGCCAATCGCTTCCGAAGACCATCTGCGCGGCTCCTTTCAGCGCATCATGCTGATCGGCTATGTCGTTCTCAGCTTGGACGTAGGCCACCTTGAGCGGTCGTACCGGCTGACATCCGAACCAATCCGAGCCTATGGCCCACCTCAGTCCTTGGTAGAATGCCATCGAGCTTTTGCCGCATCCGCTCTGACCGACAAAGAGAACCGATGAACCGCGTCGAATCCATCTGTCGCCGATCAGGTTGTCCGGGTCGTTCTCAGGATCGTAATCGATGATGCTCTGGAGCGGGAACTCCTGAGGCATGTCCTGCGACTCCAGATAGTCCGTGAACGCATCCCAGTTCACGACGCCCACATTGATGGCGACAAGCCTCTGCTCCTTGCCATCGCGCATCACACCGGCAAGACGAGAGAACCTGCTCGCGTTCTTGTTCTTCGGATCGATGCCGAGGGCTTCCAGATGGCGATAAACAACGTCGCGACGCTCGTTCCATTCCTCCTTGTTCGCCGCCTCAACACGCACCCAGCCATGCAAGCTTTTGCCGCCAGAATCGATGACGACCGAGAGCGGCAGCTTGGACTCCTTCAGAATCGTCCACTGCTCGTCCTTCGTCTTCTCGTCCATCTCAACGAGGACATGGCGGAAGGCTGACACGCCGGAATCAGATCCTGTCTCGTCCAAGCACGGATTTACTCGTACATACGCGCCACGGCTGTCAGGACC